GGTGACGAAGTGATCCTGACTTCTAACGTGAAGGATGCTGAAGGTGAATACCTTATCTACATTAACATCGTGCGACAAACCGATGCAGCCGCATGACGATCCATGTGACGATTGGTCAGGATACCCTATACCTAAACCGAAGGAGAACAAATGAACCGTTTCATTATTGCTGATACACCTCAGGAGATTGCACAAGCATTGTGTGACAAGCATGTAGTCAAGATGCCACTGGAAGAGGCACAAATGCTATGCACTGTGGTGCGTAGATATGACCCAGACTTTGCAGACAAGCATGGGTTATACAAAACTGCACATGCAAAGCATCCATGTACGCTGTGGGCAGGGGAAACCCGTGCTAATTACAACTTTGCTTTCAGACTGTGGAACCACATGTGTCTGGAGTACACTCACCGTTATGGCAGACAACATGCATCAGAACGTTTCATTGATGCACTACGTGACGGTATCATGTGTGTACCTGAAGGTGATCTGACACCGCACCCTGAATGTTTCAGTGAATATACGCACTTGAAGTCTGGTGACTTCTGGCCTGTGGACAGTTACCGTAAGTTTTATCATACCAAACAGCATAGGTTTGATATGCGTTGGCGTAAACGTAACAAACCTACATGGTTTGATTGGCAATGGGATGATGTATATGTATAAGTGTGAAAACTGTGGCGATGAAAGCCGAGAAGTGTACTACTGGGAATGGAATGGTGGTATGGAGTGTGGCAATCTATGCGATGTATGTGCAGAAATGCTTTTAGATACGGAGAACGATGATGCTTAATTCAATGCTCATGTGCCTTGCACTGAATGTGTATCACGAAGCACGTAGTGACGATATGATGGGCCAGTATGCTGTAGCACACGTAGTGATGAATCGTGTGCAGTCTGACCGATACCCTGACACTACATGTGACGTAGTGCATCAGGGTTATCATAAAGGCAAGCACAAGTGCCAGTTCAGTTGGTACTGTGACGGTAAGTCAGACACACCGCATGACCCAGAGGCATGGGCATGGTCTGTACTGGTAGCCTACGATGTCATCCAAGGTCGTGTCACTGACGTAACAGACGGTGCCACACACTACCATGCAACCTATGTGAAGCCCTACTGGGCGAAGCACTTAACCAAAACTGTCCAACATGGGACACATATTTTCTACAAATAACTGTTGCACTAGCTATATAAAAAGTGTACAGTTGCCATACAAACAACTGAAGGAGATAAATTATGCCGTTTGATATTCCAACACACCTAGACTTTGACGTACAGTTTGAAGATACAAAAGTATCTGACAAGAAATACGTGATCAATGGTGAGACTGGTGAATACTTAGGTATTGTAGGCAATGGCTTTACCTGTGCATCCCACGGTGATTTCTACCGTGGTGTGCATGAAACACTAACCGAGAACCTTGAACCATCAGAGATGATGAATGCCAAGTACAACTGGCGTACAGCACGTAATGGTGCATGGACTATGCTCGACATCACACTGCCTGATATGCAGGTGGAGATCAGCACAGACAAGCATACGACTACGTTGGGTAACCGCATCATCTCACTACATGGTATTGATGGTTCGTGTTCAAACCAAGTGTACTTTGGTCAGATTGATTTCTTCTGCACCAATGGCATGATCCGTGGTGAGTATGACAAGGTGCGCAAGAAGAACACTGCCAACTTCAGCTTGGACAGTTTCATTTATGAACTGACACGTGCTCGCCGTGACTTCTATGCAGAGACTGCCAAGATGCAGGTGTGGGCGCAGACTGACCTGAAGTATGTCAACGTACAGTCATTGCTAGAAGAAATGATTTCATCACGCCGTAAAGCAGAGAAGATGTACCAGTTGTACTGTCATGAGGCATCGCAACGTGGGCATAACAAGTGGGCATTGTACTCTGCGTTCACAAACTATGCATCGTATGCTGATGAGCGTAACGGGTTCAACCTACGTAACACAGGCCATGACACACAGGCAATCAGCATGTTCACTCGTGAGCAAGAGGTATCCAAGTGGGTATCTGATGATCGGTTCATTACATTGGAGGCTGCGTAATGCATGGCAAATGGACAGCAGAAAACTTTATCAAACATGATGCAGAAAATCCTGAAGTCTATATAATGTTTGAACGTTTTGCTCTGGAAGCTGCAAAGTATAAGAGCAAGTACTCTGCGAAAAGTATCTTTCACCGCATACGGTGGGAGACAATGGTTAGTGAGAAGGATTCACAATATAAGATAGATGATGGGTGGATATCACATTATGCTAGAAAGTTTATGGATCAGCACCCAGAATTAGAAGGCTTTTTTGAAACACGAGTGAGGGAGAATAGCTATCACAATGCGTAACCTACCACGATATGTACAACAACGGGTATCCCCTTCGGGGGATGTCTCTTACCGTTTCAATCCACCTCAGTCACTAGTTGATGCAGGTGTGGTGGAACGTGAGGAACTAGGAAGTGACGCAAAGGCAGCACGTAAACTAGCACGTGAGTTGAACAGCAACATTGATACTTATCGTGAGGAACAAGCTAAAGTTGTAGGCTTGAAACCAAGCAGCAAGGTCACTGACCTTATTAACTATTACTATTTATCCAATGATTTCAAGATGTTACGTGACTCTACTAAGGTAGATTACAGGTACTTCTTGACCGTTGTGCACCAGACAATTGGGTGCCGTAAGTACAGAGAGGTTACACCTAAAGTTGCAAAGCAAGCATACGAGAAATGGGTGGAACGTGGTGTCAGTTTTGCGAACCATGCGGCAACGTGTGCAAGCAGAGTGTTCAATTACGCCATCCAGATGGAACACGCAGAACAAAATCCGTTTGCCAAGATCAAACGTAAGACAACTAAACAACGCAAGAAAGTGTGGGAGCACCGTGATGTTGTGAAGTTTCTTGACGTGGCGTACAGTGAGTTTGAATACAGAAACATTGGACTGATTGTGCACATGGCATACGAGTGGTGTCAACGTTTGGGAGACATGCGTATGCTACGGTGGGACAACCTAGACTTGAAGAAACAACAGTTGTATCTGGAGCAGAGTAAACGTAGGGCAGAGGTGTTCCTGCCTATCAGTGACAACCTGTGTGAGATGTTACGTGACCAGAAAAGTGACTTCGGTTTTCAGGAGTGGGTAGCACCACACCCACAGCCACGTGACGGTAGGTTCCAACCGTATGCAATGGAGAGACTGTCCAAGGTTGGACGCAGAGTCATGCGGATAGCAAAGCTAGATGAAGAGCTACGTCTTATGGACTTACGTAGAACTGGTGTTACCCAAATGGTTGATCGTGGCGTACCACTACCACAAATCATGTCAGTGACAGGGCATACACATGTTGCATCTGTGAAACCATACATGAAGCATACATATGAAAGTGCAAATAATGCCTTGACACAGAGAAACATGTCTGTATCCTTGAGTGGAACGAACAACAGAGAAAGTGATATACATGATTAATATAAAAGAACATATAAGTGATATGTCATTAAGTAATGGTGAGACTAAACGTAGTAACTGTCCTGTATGTGGGGGAGTTAAGACGTTCACTGCTACTAATAACATGGGACAGCTTATGTGGAACTGCTACAAGGCGGGGTGCAGTGTGTCTGGTGGCACACGTACCCACCTCACCAGTGAAGACATTCGTAAGTCACTGGGTGTAGCAGCAGAAGAGACAGAGGCAGTCACGTTTGATAAGCCAGAGTACTTTGTGCACAACAGCACAGCCATAAATGATTTCTGTAATCAGTGGAGAATTGATGCACGAGTACTTGGTTTGATGCATGATGTTCGTGAAGACCGTGTGGTATTTCCTGTGACACACAACAACGTGATGGTTGATGCAACAGGTAGAGCACTAGGAAAAAAATTACCTAAGTGGAAAAGATATGGAAAAAATCCCTTGCCGTATGTGCATGGGTATGGTAGAACTGCTGTAGTCGTTGAGGACTGTGTAAGTGCAGCTATTGTGGGTGCGACAGGCAGTTCTGGATGCTCGGGGAGTGGGGTGTATGTCGGGGTAGCAGTGTTGGGCACCTCACTCTCCGAGGCACATAAGCAGTACTTATCTAGGTTCTCTACGACTGTGATTGCTCTTGACCCTGACGCATTACCAAAGACACTGCAATTTGCAAAAGAATTACGAGGTTATGTGGACGATGTAAAAGTGTTACGTCTGACCGATGACCTCAAGTACCGTAACCCTACCGACTTTGAAAACTTATCAACACTAGGAGAAACATAATGGAATTATCACTTATCCGTAGTCTGATGGACAAAGAGTTCTACGATAGTCATCGTGGTGCCAAGTGTCCTGACCGACTATTCAGTAAGGATGTTCGTAAGATCAAACAAGCCATAGACAAGGCGATGGATCGTTACGAACGCACAGTGTCGCCGCAAGAGATTGAAGCATTGTTTATGTCTAACAATCCTACACTCACAACGGCACAGAGACAGGCGTACAGTGCGCTATTCAATCAGATCAAGAAGGAAGTACCACTGGGTGGTGATGTGGCACAGGAAGTACTGTCCAAGCTGTTTCAGCAGGTAGTTGGTGAAGATGTAGCCAACCTTGGATTTGATTATGTGAATGGTAGCAAGTCCAGTCTGGAACCACTACGTAATCTACTGGAGATGTACAGTGACGACTTCACCCCTGACCTTAACATTGAATGGGATGACATCAACATTGAAACATTGCTAGAGAAGAATGATCTGGAATCACAGTGGACATTCAACATTCCGACCCTGACACGTAAGGTAGAGGGCATCAATGCAGGTCACTTGATTGAAGTGGGTGCACGTCCTAACACAGGCAAGACATCCTTCCACGCCTCACTGATTGCAGGTCCGAATGGCTTTGCGCATCAGGGTGCACGTTGTGTCATCTTGTGTAACGAAGAAGCATCACACCGTGTTGGTGCACGTTACCTGACCGCAGCTACAGGCATGACAATGCAGGAAGTGAAAGAGAATCCTGCCCGTGCTCGTGATCTGTACTCTGTGGTCAAGGACAACATCAAGATCAAGGATGCCAGTGATCGTGACATGGGTTGGGTGGAGTCAGTATGTAAGTCATACAAGCCCGACATCGTGATCCTAGACATGGGTGATAAGTTTGCTCGTACTGGTGGGTATGCACGTCCAGACGAAGCATTGAAAGCTAATGCTATCTATGCCCGTCAGATT